GTCGAGTCATGTTTTCGGGTTTGGACTGTCTGCTGAATCTCAGTGGGCCAGCACCAAGCGTTCGAACAAAACACAGTACGCGAGAACGGAAGCACGCAAACAAGCTTTCAGAGGTAGAGAGGATATATAGTTGTTTATATCGATGATCGCCTCGTGCTTCGGCCTCAAAGCTACGACTTCGGAAATAAAATAGAGTTGTAGACGTTTGGAACCCGTCTGCAACCGATTAAATCCTAAGAAGTAACTTAAGTTGATACGTTATTTTATGGAAGAAATTATGTACAAAAGAAATAAATAAATGCAAAATAATAAATTTTATTAAAACTAAAAAAGTCAAAAAGAGATTAAAATAAAATCATTATAGTAATTTAAAAGAATTACATAATGTCGTAAATAAAATAAAAAAATAAGACAACACGAGAAATAAAAAAATCTCGAAAATTAACAGTTGTCAGGTTAAAGCAAAACAGGACTAAAATACCCGTAAATTTTAAATGCTTTAACAGAGAAATGAATAAACTGAAACAGGACTAAAATACCCGTAAATTTTAAACAGTTACTCATTAAAGAGCTCATAGTCAAGCTCTTGCCACGTTTTGTGACGGAAGTGTTCACCATTATAATTGCTCCACCAGTCCATGAAGATCTTACGATACTTCTCATAGACTGCTGGGCCGTGAGCATGCAATAAATTGAGTGTTTGTCTGCAAGATGCATACAAAAGCTCTTCTTTATTAGCATTGGAAACCTCTCTACAGTAATTAATTTGAGATAGAGCAGAAGCAAGAGGTAACCTACCTAGAATGACATCAGGTCTACTAGGATGACGAATAAAATCACGCTTAAGGAACGTAACTTCGTCGGAGGGAGTATATGGCTGAACACAGTTAGCATCCTTAGATGCAGGGGTAAATTCAATGTTATGATTAGATAAAAATTGTTTAATCGTGGTAAAATTAAAGTCAGGAAACTTAGAGGCGACTTTCATAACTAAGTCATCTCCGTAAGTAATTAAACGAGCATGGACGTTAAAGTTCTCCATTGTATAACCAATAGACAACCACGCCATACGCATATAGAGACAATTCACGAGTGAATTAATCTCAACAGTCAAAGCAAAACCTGACGGAATACCACAAAAACGTTTATACTGCACATTGACTGCCTGATGTGTAGCATTTAATAACTCTTCACAGAGCAATTTTCTAACTTTCTTATCTGACGGATCTTCGTCAGGGTAGTACTTATCGTACCACATGCAGATTATATCGAAAGCGTTAGAAATACTTTCGAAGTCAAGGCGACCACCGAAATTCTTGTAATCACCGGTAACATAGTTACCTTCCGGTATCTCATTAAGATACTGGTAGAGAGTTGTCCATTCTCTCGAATCTGCATTAATACCTACACTACACTCACTCTTTGGACGA